CAAAAACTTTACCATCAGAGTTCGGAAATTCATGATTCCAAAAGTCTGTTATCTGAACAAACTGGGGATCAGGAATTTCAACGCTAGCATCATTAGCTGATTTAACAAGTTTCCAAACGTGTCCATCGTTGTCTTGAAAAGCATCAATCATGGAAAAGTTTTGGAGCTGTCTTAAACCTAGACTAATCTGAGGTTGATTGTTAACATTATTATTTGAGTTATTTGTATTGTTATTATTAACATTATTATTAACATTAGGATTGAATTTATTAAATGCAATGTCATTACTGATTAAAGGTGCTGGGTAACTTGGCATTGCATAACTTGGTAACGCATAAGGTGAATAGTAATTATTCATTCTCTAATCTCTCATGTAGCTTTAAAGCAATTGCTAAAAGATGTTCTAAGTTCATTTTCATATCAGCGTGATCATTCTTTACAAGATCTTGTCTTAATTCATTGAACTCCATTGTCAAGATTTGAAAATCACCACTTAAATCGTCTTTATACCTTTTCCAAGTTTCAGGTGGATTTTTCTGAATATCATCAACGTCAATCATCAACTTTGAATAATACGCTTTATCATGATCGGATGATTCAGCAATTCTTCTGTCAGCTTCTTTGTCAAAGTCAGATTCAATATAGCTTTTAAATGAACGTGGTCGTTTAGTAATAATATATTTCATATTGTACTCCTTTGGTGGTTCTAAAAAGTGTGCTTATTTCTAAGCACACTTATAAAAATTATGGTGTTGTAGTAGTCTTTAGCTGATCAATCAGATAAGCAGTCTGAGCATTCTGTGAATTGTTAAAGTAGATTTGAGCCTGTAGGCTTGCATTCTGAGCTTTTGCATCAGCTAAAGCACTAGAAATTGCCTCGGTCTGAATCTGTCTCTGTAATTCACGATTTGCACAACCTTGCTCGTAAATCTCACGACTTAACTGACAGCACTGAGCTTGCATCTGAGCCATTAGCTGTGCAGTGTTCAGGCGTGATTCATAGCCTTGAGTTGTGATGTTGTTGTTTAGAACACCGACACCGGTATTAACCGCATTGGTTACACCACAGAAGCCATTCTGAATATCTCCACTCATTCTACATAGAGAGTTCTGCAATCCTGCTGTATTCTGCATTGATGTGGTATTAACATTATTCAATGCTTGAACGTTATTCAGATTTGCATTGTACTGAGCTTGTAGATTGGAGAGATTTGCCTGATTTAAAGCATTAGTTGTAGACATCTGAGCATTGTTTACTGCTGAAACAATGGCATCGCCTGTCTGATTGACTAAATTACCCATGAACATATTCTGATTGGAAACGTTCTGTAAATCAGAAATTGATCCTTGAGTTACCTGATCAGAAACATGTTCGATGGCATTTGCAAGCTGTGAAGTATCAATGGCATTTTGAACACCTACACCGTGTCCGTAACCACCGTTACCCCATCCCCAGTTACCATTCCACATATTTCCGATGATAAGACCGCCTAGGAAGCCAGCTCCTAGACCTAAACCACCAAAGCCATGATCGTCAATCATGGTTCGAGTTATTTCATCTGCCATATTTTTATCTCCTTTCGTTAAATAATAAATAGGTTCGTGACTCCTACTTATCAAAAATATTTAATTTAAAATGTATTGAATATTTTTTGACAACGTTTAAAAAATTGTTTTTAACCTAAAATTTTTTATAAATAAAAGATAAAAAGGGAGTAAAAAATGTTAAGTTTTATTGATGCTTTCTATGATAAAAAGATGGACGATGTTGAAAAACTCGTTGCCATCTATGACATCATTGGAACAATGAATGACGATGAGATTGATGAGTTCGGATATTGGTTATATACCGAATTCTTTGATGATGATCCTAAATACATATTCTGTATTTCTGACGTAAGACGAATGGTCGTTGCGTTAGGTGCTGAGTACTATGATGAAATTCTTGATTTCTTAGATCCAGAAGAAAGAGTAATTAAACTTAGAAACTTTACCAATGACGGCGTATTTTACGATTCTCCAAATTATGATTATGATGAATACCGAGATCATCGAGAATATGCAGGGTTTGACGAATCCGAGGAATCAGATGATCCAGATGAATTAAATGAAAAAAGATCAAGAATTCGTAAACGTTCATCTGCAAACCATAAAAAACATAAGTATTTCCAAGCACATGGTGGTTTAAGAACACGTAGAAATCGTGATTTAATGAATCCTAAACACCAACGAGAAATCAGACAAACAAAAATTTCACGTAGACATACTTACCGCCAGAATCGACCACAGGCATTAAGTTATGGTAGAAGCGATCGCGCAATGACTAAATCCGGATTTAATGTTAGAAAGGGTTACCGTTAAGGAAAATTTATGGCGGTTCATCAGTTTTTTGAAGATGTTTTAGGGGATGGAGCGCGCTCAACCAAGTTTGAGGCTATCATGAGTCTCCATACTCATCCTGATAGTCAAAACTTGGAGCGTAGCACGGCTATGCTTATTAAAGCTACGCAGTTTCCTGCTAAAAGCAACAAAAAAATTGAGTTCATGTATAAAGGGCGTACAGTACCAATTCGTGGTCAAGTATCGTACCCATCCGAATGGCGTTGCACTTTTTACATGACTGAAGATCATGCTTTAAAACGTGCTTTCGAAGATTGGATCGAAGCATTGGATGAAACCGTTCATTACAATGAAAATATTGGCACTAATGCATCAGCGATGCTTGAAAGAAATTCTACATCTCGGTATACCGTCGATATTAAACTCCGTCAATTGTCATTTAATGAAGATAACGAAACTTCTGTTTATGTTCTTCATAATTGTTTCCCAACGGACGTATCGACGGTTGATGTATCGTATGATGCCGTTGGGGAAATACTGACTTTTGACGTTACTTTCGCGTTCTCTCATTTTAGTGAGGATGTTGGCGATATTGTTGAAGGAACTTATTCCGCAAATACCGACTACGGTTTAAAAAATATTGAGCGTTCGAAATCAACATCAGATCTTTTTAATTATCCAATGTTGTCTAGCGTTAGTGCTACTAATAAATCCATACCGTACGGACTTTCGAATATTAAAGGTAGAGCAAGTTCACTTACGGAATATGGTTTATTTAATTCAAACAAAATTACAAAATCAACTAGTAAAGCAGTTTCTGAAACTGGACTGATCTCATCAGCTTTTCAATCACCGTCAAATGCCAAAGCAGGTGTACAAAACGCAAAATTTATAAATACTAATATATTACAGCAAGGTATTTCAAAGGTCAAAAATGCAGTATCACCAATATCAAAGGCAACAAGTGATTTTACAAAGTCTGCCCAGTTGATATCTGGAGAGGTACGAAGCGAACTCAATGCATTGGTTCAACCTTTTGGTCAAGCTCTTGGAGTTGCTCGTACATATATGAACACTGCTAAACAGATCAAAGATATGCCAAATACTCTTAAAAATACCGTTAACAGTGCAAAGAGTCAGGTCAATAGCCTAGTTCGACAAGCGAAAAATATTTTAAAATAGCATCTTGTAAAAGATGTTTTGTAATCACTGAAACATAAGGAGTTTTATTCATGACTTGTTCAAATCTTAATTGTGAATTTTTCATAAATCATAAAGGGGTTGAAGAACAAATTGGTTACAATGCGTTACTTTCATATTTATCAAAAGAAAAAATTGAAAAGTCTTTTAACGAATCTATCGCTAAAAAGATCGCACAATACAAGGTTAACATAAACGAAAATACTTATATCTTATTCGAACCAGTATCATTAAGAAAATTCTAAAAGGAGTCGCGGTCTGTTAAACAGACCGCATCTATTTAATGCATATAGAAGATATTTCTGAAGAACAGATACAGTACCTTAAAAATAATAAAGATCAAATAACCTTTGAATTATTAGAAAAATTGAGATCTTACGGCAACAAAGGTAAACAATTGTGCCTTGATATCTTAGATACTGAAAAAAATGATGAAGGTTATTACCTAGATGCTTTTGGAAAAAAGATTTCATTTAGAGGTAATCGTGGTTTAAAGAGATCTCATACTAAAATGAATTTGTCTCAAATTCATTTAGACGAGATCAAAAGATGTAAGGACGATATTCGTTACTATAAAGATAATTATGTAAAAATTGTCACTAAACGTGGTATCAATTTTCCGGATCTCCGTAATTATCAGAATGAACTTTTGGATATTTTATCTGATAAAGATGAAGAGTACACAGGACAAAATGAATCTATTGTGGGACTGCTTTCACGTCAAAGTGGTAAATCGGTAAGTACAGGTATTTATTTATCGTGGTTGTTTAACTTCAAATACGATATGAATATCGGAATCTGTGCTAATAAAGCAACCCTAGCCAGAGAATTCCTATCAAACGTAAAAAATATCTTTTTGAACCTTCCGATGTGGATGATGCAAGGAATTGATATTTGGAATGCAAGTTTCATTAAGAATGAACTCGGAGTACGAATTTTAACGAGTGCGCCTAGTTCGGACTCATTTCGTGGTTTTACCTGTCTGAGTGGCGATCATTATGTCGAGGTTTTCGATACTTTTGATAACTGCGAGAAGATGATGACCTTAAAAGAGCTCTACAACGCTATTTAAATGCTCACAGAGCGCGTTTTAAACTCATTGTATATTAACCTATTACATCAGTTAAAAAATCGCACTGTAAGCGTTATATTGCGAAATCATAATATTTTTGAAAATACGATGTATCGTCAACAAATTTAAATTCGAACCACGATACAATACATAAAAAGTTGTAAAGAATTTAAGAATATGTTTGTATGTTTGACGTAACAGTTTTTTATACCAATAATTCAAAAAGTAAAGTTCCGATTTCTCCATATGATGACGGCACATTTGTTTTTGAAACCGTCCACGTTGAAACTAAAGATGAAATCTTTAGAGTTATGGTTCATAACTTTATTTTAAATGTTCCAAAGGATTTGAAAGAACCTATCCGTTGTCATCGTAGAAAGTCTGAGATTGGCAAGTTTAATAAAAAATCATATAACTACGTTGTGATTGACTGTGATGATATATACTCTCAGGAGAATCGTGACAAAGTTCTTGAATTTTTCAAAAAATATAATTGTATTATCGGTGAATCTCGTTGTGCGGATAAAGTTGAAAACTTTAACCTCAAGGGCGTATTGTTAATCGAAGAAACAAATTTTGAGGATTTAAAGTGGTTAGTGGCTGAAATTCACGATCAGTTACAGCAGTACTGCACCATTGACGAAGCGGTCGCTCGATCGGTAAGTTTAAACTGTCCGATTAAAAAATATGATATTTTATTAGATTCTGACGGTGTACTTTATAGGTATAAAAATACTAGAAATCTATCTATATCCAAACAAGCCAAAATCTATGAATTAACAAAATTAAATTCGAATGATTTTCAAGATCTTGAAGCGGATTCTATCGATCAGTTATGTTTAAAAGTATTTCAAAAGATGGGATTTCAAGCGATGTCCGTTGAAACCAACAACGTGATAAGATTTAAACACCCATCGGAAAAAAAGACTCCTGGCGGTTATTATTGGTTTAGTACATCTCCATATATAATGCATCATTTCAATGCTTCAAAAACTATTAGCATTTATGATCAAGTACGACAGCTCAGTTGTGCAAAAGATTTAATCAGCAACGCAATTAATTACGATGACGTTTTAAAACGATTTAATGTAAACACGAAAGTAATTCAAGTCAATGAAAAATATCTAACCGTATCGGACAAAGTCAAACAGTCAGTTAATGATTTCTTAAATAACGACTACGGATTGTTTAGCATTAGATCCCCAATGGGCACAGGAAAATCGAACATTATTGGTTATATTATTCAGGAAGCCCAAGAAAATGATTTAAGAGTGCTGATTATTACTAATCGTATATCAGTAGCTGAAGACTTTAACAAGAAATACGGTCTAAAATTATATAACAATCGAAATTATTCCCTCGGTGATTCACTGATCTGTCAATTTGATTCCTTAAGAAAATACGATCTCAAATTCTTTGATTTAGTGATCATGGATGAATTTATATCTTTAATGACTCACTCACGTACAGCGATTAATTCAAACGCATTTAATATTTCGAAATTTTTTATGGCTTTCAATAAAAAACTCGTGATCGCGGATGCGTTTTTGACAGGGTACGAAAACTTTTTGTTAGACGAAAAAACTAGTAATTTGTGGTTACTAGACAATCGTTACCGAGATCCGACTCCATTATATCTTTATAAAGATAAAAATTATTTTTTAGTGCAAATGCTGTCAAAGGCAAGAAAACATCAAATTACTGTTTCGGTTACTTCAATAAGTTTTGCAAAGTCATTGCAAAAACTTTTTGAAAAAAATAACCTCAGAACGATCATGCTAACTGCCGAGACTTCTGAACATGAGAAAGATCTGATCTACAAATTATTTGAACAATCTAATAATGATAAATGGGACGTGTTAATTTACTCCCCTACGTTGACGGTCGGAGTTTCAAATTTAAATAATACTTATTATCATTTTCATTATGATAGTTCATCTTCGGCTAATGTAATTTCAAGTATTCAAATGATCAAACGTACTCGAAAAGCCAAAGAGATCCATATGTACATAGCCGAAAAAATTAAGTACGTAAGGACTGAATTTGATGACTTAAGAGATAAATATTTGTACGAGGTTGGTAAAGCTTCCGAAACTAATTATCTTTTTGAAATTAACGCTTACGGAGAACCTAGATTATCAAAGATCGGTGAGAAGTGCATTAAAATCGATTGTTTTAACAATATACTTGAATACAATCATTTATCTGGTTTTATGTTTATGGCTAAATACCATTTCTTAAATAACCCAGCCGTTATTGAGGATAAATTTGATCACAATATATTAAATATATATCATCAACAAATGTTGGACGACAAACATAATAACATCGATAGCACCGTAGATCAGTACATTAATTTACAAAACAATTATGAGATGCTTAAAGAGCTGAAACTTGAGAATCTCGCCGATGTTGATGCTCAATTGTACTCGGTACAAGAAAAACCTAATTTTTCGATAGAATTAAGAAAAGAATTGCTAAAAAATTACCTAAAAGATAAAAAATTTATAAAAAAATGTAAATTTTATAAAATTTTTAAAGAATTATCTTTAGGGTTAATTACAAAAGATGATATTAGGATCAAGATATCGCAGATTATTATGTACGACCGAGCAAATGTTGACGATATTGAAGTCTTAAACGATATGATTAAATGTAATGAAAAAAATCTCCAAGACATTTATCCTATAATATACGTCAAAAACAAGGAAAGATTCAAAAAACTACTTTTAGATTGTGGGTATATGGTATATAATAAAGACGTTGATAGATTCGGCGAAAGGAACTGGGAGATCTGTCGTGAGGTTAAACAGTTCAGTGAATTTGTGAGAGACTAATGATAACTGTTGTTAAACTTGATGAAAGTTACAGTCTTTTACAAGGTCAGCAGTTTGAACTTATGCAAATTTATGACTTTCTAAAGATTCGAAGACAGAATGCACAGCACGATCCCTTGGTGCAAAGAGGCTTGAAATCTCCTTTCGACTACTTTGCAACTTGGAACACAGATCGTACTGTGCTTCTCGTTTATAACGGTACGTTGTCTTTACTTAAAAAATTTAATGTTCCTAGTATAAAATACACTTCAAAATATACTGATAATGATTTAGAACAATATCTAAAGTCTTTATCATTACCATTCAAACCATATGATTATCAGATTAAAGCCTTTAAAGAATCGATCTTAGACGTCAGAAAATTAAACGTAATGTGTACAGGATCTGGCAAATCACTGACAATTTCATTAATCTGCGATTTTTATAGAGTGCATGGGTTAAAGGGATTATTAATCGTACCTAATATTAACTTATTAACGCAATTTAAATCTGATATTAAATCGTATAATTTGAACGCTTTGTATGATCGCACAGAAACTCTTGGAGATGGGGTTCAAGAGATCGCCGATTGTGATTTATTAATCACTACATGGCAGTCTATGGTAAAACATTTGAATGAATTAAGTCGGTTCAGCTACATTGTATGTGACGAGGTACATCGAATCAGTGGTGATGTTTCATCATCAATTATAAAAGAAGCCAAAGATATACAAATACGTTACGGTTTTACCGGAACCTTGCCAGAGGATATGTGTGCCAAGATGACTATCATTGGATTATTTACATATCCTACATTTCATATAACGGCAAGACAATTGATTGATCGAGGATTGGCTACTAATGCTCAAATCAATACCATATTTTTAGATTACTCAAGAGATTTTAAAGTTCTGTTACGTAACTCAGGAAATTATCAAACGATGCTTCAAATGATAAAAGAGCATCAAAATCGGTTAAAATTCATTACCGATCTATCATGTAAATTAAAAGGAAATACTCTAGTGTTAGGTCAACATATTAATCATATGAAAGATATGTATCTTAGTATTATGAGAAAATTATATCCTGATGTTGCAGAGATTGAAAATAAAGATATTACAGGTAAACATTCGTTCGAATTTCAAAAACAGTACGGAGTTTATTTTTTAAGTGGATCGGATGATTCAAAGACTCGCGAATGTACTAGAAAAATCTTAGAACATAAATTATTCAAAACTGATAAAGGTTTAAGATTTGACGATGAAATAACCAATGAAATTATTATAAACGAAGTACCGCAAATATTGGTATCAAATTACGCAATCTTATCAACAGGAGTTAATATCAAACGTTTACATAATATGATTTTTGCATCCCCTATGAAGTCATATAATTCAATTACTCAATCAATCGGTCGTGGTTTAAGATTATCCAAGGATAAAACTAGATTTAACGTTTTTGATATTGTAGATTGTACAGGACTAAGAAAAGTAAAATCTGGAGTATTTTATCGGTCATATGAACATCGTCTTGAAACGTCATACAACCGTGAAAAATATTTAATCCGAGAGTTTATGTATAGTATCTAGCATTTAATCTTCTTTTTTATGAGCTACTCCATCGTACCAATATCCTAAAACCGATCCAATTAAGACTCCAACCACTACGCCTAAAATTGTATCTGCTACTCGGTATCCGGTTTCCGTCAACGGAATGAAGGTTATTGAAGGAAGATAAATGAAAGCGAATCCTAGAATAAACCAATCTAATCGCATTCGATGCTTTTCATGAACGTCATTCAATCGTATCTTATTAATAAGATATTGTTGATTTTTTGTTTCAAAACTACGTAATTTATTAATGTCATCTTCGGTTAAGTTATTAAAATCAATTTTAAGGTTTTCGCTTAACTTAACAATAATTTCATTATCTTGTCTATATACAGCATCAAGTAAATTTAAATGGTGTTCTTTAAATACATCGGACATTTTTAATCCCTCTTTTATCTTTATTTATTTTGAATTTTTAAAAAATAGTTTCAATTTTTTATAAATAAAAATAAATGAATGAATTCAGATATCTGAAAATTAAGGGAGTATAAAATGGCTGATAATAAGACTATTCAAATTCAGTTCAGACGCGGTACTACCGCACAGAATGATGCCTTCACTGGTAAAGAAGGTTCATTAACCGTTGACTTAACCAAAAAGGCTTTAAGACTACATGATGGTGTAACCGCTGGTGGTTTTGAGTTACCAAATACTACTGCTATCAACACCGCAATCTCAACCGCAATCTCAACTGCTATTGGTGGCGAAGGTGTTGTTAACACTGTTGCTGGTCGTTCAGGTGACGTTGTACTAACCCACGCTGACATCACCGATTGGGACACTGCTGTTGGCAATGAGTTAGAGACTATCTCTCAGTCTTTAAATAACTATGTTCTAAAGACTCAGCTAGGTGTAGCAACCACCACTACTGGTGAGCCTGGTGAAGAGGTTACTACTGTAGGTGTAGCAACTCTTGATTCAAATGGCTTAATCCCAACCTCACAGTTACCACCTTTAGCAATTACCTCTGTACAGACTGTTGCTGATGTAACTGCTCGTGACGCTCTAACCAACGTTCAAGAGGGTGACTTCGTTATCGTAACCAATGAGAACGAGTCAGACGGCGATGGTAATCCTATCTCAGCTCAGACTTTCATTAGATCAGCTAGTGGATGGGTAGAGTTAACCGCTTCAAATGCTGTTCTATCCGTTAACGGCTACACTGGCGTTGTTCAGCTAACTAAGTCAGATGTTGGTTTAGGCAATGTTGATAACTTTGCAACTGCTACTTCAGCAGATCTTGATCCTGCTAACCCAGTTACTGATAAGTTTACAACCCCAGCAACTGTATTTGCAATCTTAGAGGTTGCAGGTATTGTATTTGATGAGGATGCAGATTCATTTATCATCGATCAAGGCTCATTAGATGATGAATCATCAGGTGAATAATACATAACTATAATATATAATAAGAAAAGATTAAACCCACTCATCGAGTGGGTTTTATTAAGGTTTTATTCTACTTTAGATAAAGACTCCAAAGCATCTTGAACCTTTTTAGATTGCTCTAAAGTACTTTCGATAGCTTCGACCTCAAATCTTACATTGTCAGACATCTTTTTATGTTTCTGAAGAGATGTTAATGCCTTTAAGGTATTTTGATAAGCAATGCCTTGTTCAGCGTACTCTTGTTTTAGTGCTTTTATATCAACATCAATAACTTTTTTCTGTCTTTGAAGCTCTAAGTATCGAACGGCAAAATCAATAATCATATCTTGCTTAGATGGTTCGATATTTTTTTCGACAACTTTAACGACATTCTCAGCAAGCTCTCGATCATTTTGAGCCTCTTGAGATGGTTCAGCTGTTTTTGGAGTCTCAGTTTTTGGATTTGAATCAAGATCAGCGAACAGATCATCGAGACTATCGGTTTTATTTTCAGTACCAATTTCCATTGGAATCTCCTATAAGTTTTTAATTACATCATCAATCGAGTATTTTATACTATAGATTGATTTTAGTTTATCTGTATTAGGTTTTCTATAAGATATATCAGATTTTTCGATTATATCATAGTTATATTGAGAATTAAATTTATCGCATA